CTGAGGGATTCGAACCCCCGACCTTCGGATTAGAAGAGCCGTCCCGAAAGTCGCCGCCCAAGACGCCCAAACGCCTGGCCTGCGACATCTTAGCGCAAGGCCGCACGTCAGAGCTGCTCGGTCGGCCAACTTCGGCCCGATTCCCGCCGAATCGACCGCGCCGCGCGCAATCTCCCACAACGGGGGCGATGCATAAAAGTGCCCCCACCCAGTGGCGAGGGGGCGCGCTCGCGGCTGGCGCGAGCCGTCCTAGGAGAGTTCGTTGACCCTGTCCTGAACCGCGTCGTAGATTCTGCTCTTCCGGTCCTCGCCGTTGCCGTACTCACCGGCGATGATGGCCCTCGCGAAGGCGATGTCCACGGCGCTGTTCGACCTTCCCGCGAGCGTCTCGTTGACCTTGTCCTGAAGGTAGTGGTAGAGCTGGTTCGTGCGGTTGGCGACCCCGTTTCCGAAGTTGCCCGCGATGACGGAGCGCGCGAAGCTCGTGAGGTAGTCCTCGGCCACGGGGGCCGCCTGGGTGGTCTCCTTCCCGCTCGCTCCGGCGTAGGCTGCCCAGGCGTCAGCGTCGCCGTAGAACTTGTTCAGGTCGAGCCTGCCGCCCCAGTTGTCGAGGACCCCGCTGGAGGTGTACTGGCGGATGGCGCAGCCGTACGCGCCCTCGTTCCAAGGGGCGTCCTGGTAGCCCGTGGGCGACATGGACGCGTACTGCGCAATCCACAGGCCGCAGTTGAGCGCAGACGCCACGGGCTTCACGGCGGCCATGCGGGACTGCTGGACGTAGATCACGGGCGGGTTGCCCGTGCGCTCGATGACGCGGCGCGCCACCTCGCGTAGGTAGGTCTCGTCCCCCCACGCCGGGTTCTGGACCTCCTCCCAGTCGAGGCAGAGCATGACCCTGCCGACCCAGCCCGCGCAGGAGTCGACGAAGAAGTCGGCCTCCTGCCGCGCGCCGGCTCCGCTGACGTAGTGGTACACGCCCACGGGCTTGCCGAGGGCGAGGCACTGCTCGACCGCGCGCGAGCAGTCGGGATTGGTGTACCCCGTCCCCTGCGTCGCCTTGACTATCGCGAAGTCGCAGGGCACGGACGAGAGGTCGATGCCGGCCTGGTAGCTCGCGATGTCGATTCCTTGCATGGCCATGGCTACGCCGCCTTCCCGTCGGACGCGCCCGATGCGTCGCTCTTCGAGCTGTGGAAGATGCTCATGAGCCTGGAGCCGCCCAGCTCGGGGTTGAGCTCGGCGAGGTTCTCGAGTATGCTCGTCAGCTCCGTGAGCACCACGTAGGCGGACACGGACGCGAGGAGCGGCACCGAGAAGCCGAGGTCCATGTGCCGCATGCTCACCTCGCACAGGATCGCCAGGACGATGGCGAGGACGAAGGCCCCCTTGTGGAAGAGCCCGTCGCGCATCTTCGTGCTGTCCAGCTCCCTTTTGGCCACGGCCTTCGCCAGGCCGGTCACGACGTCCAGGGCGACGAACGCGAGCGGCACGATGACCGCCCACATGTCAATCTCGTATCCGATGGGTTCGATGTTCATGATGGTTCCTTTCCTGTTGTGTGTTATGCCGTCCTGCGCCACGTGTCAGTCGATCCCGATGGCTCCCCCTAGGCTTCCAGCGGATATGACAGCATTCCGAAGGTGTAGGTCGTCTGGGTCTCGCTCCGCCGCGCGGTCCCTGCGCGCGGTCATGGCCACGGTCGCGAGCGCCAGCGCGAGGCTCGCGAGGGCGATGGCCTGCCCCATCTCCATCTGCGCCACGGGCGCCTCCCCCCTAGTACGTCCACGAGCCGGTGCCGACGGTCCGCCCGGAGCGTCGCTCGAAGTACACGCGGCCCCCGTAGGTCGCGCTTCCGGCAGTGGAGACCCATGCGTATGCCGCGAGACCGGATGAGAGCGCCTCGCCGACGAGGTAGGTACTTTGAGCGGGGAGGTAGCCGGACGGTATCTGGGACGTGGTGCTCCACTCGCCGCCGTCCGAGCCATAGGTCAGGTCCCATTGCAGATGGCAGACCCCGGCGCAGGCGCGGTACCGCACGAACTCCGCGCTCGCCTCGTGGAGGCTCACCCACCCGGTGTCGGACAGCAGCTTGACGGCGCGGCTCATGGGGGCGGTGACGGCCTTGCCGTTGGGCGAGACGTCGGAGAGCTTGACCGTCACGCCCCGCACGTCGACGACCTGCGACTGGGAGACGACCGTCGGCCCCTTTCCGTCGCCGCTGTCGAGCAGGATGCCGAGCACCATATCGGACGTCTCGTCAGGGGTGCCCCCGACGGAGAGGACGGCCCCGCTCGTCCCCTCGCCCGAGGCCAGTATCGTGACGTTCTTGCCGTGGACGATGCCGTAGTCGGAGACGCCCGTCCTGCGGCTCGTGACGCTGAGGTTGCCCTTGCACATGTCGATGGATGCGGTCTGGCTGTTCCTCCCCAGCTCCACGCCGGAGGCGGTGAAGGTCGCCACGACGTTCGAGGCGGCGTTCCCCTGCCCGTCGTAGAGCGTGATGCCGCTCGACGTCAGCGTGAGCATGTTGTTCTCGGCTGCGCGCAGCAGTATCCCGAGGGCGTTCACGAGGGTGTTGTGAGGGGCGATGGGGTTGCCCGGCTCGTCCGTAATGTGGTTCCCGCTGCCGTCGGCCCAGAAGAACTGCGAGGTGGCGTTGGCGGCGTCGAGCGCCTGGCCTGCCGTCGACGCCGCGCCTGCCGCCGTCACGGAGGCCTGGTTGGCGAGCTCGTTGGCCCCGTTGACGGCCCTGGCGAGCACCGGGGCCGTGGTGGTGACGGTGCCGTCGGACCACGTGACCTGCGAGCGCGTCCAGATGTGACGGCCACTCTGCCACGCGGGCTGCGCCGTGCCCCACGAGCCGCCCGCCTGCGCGGTCGAGGAGGTCGAGAGGTAGTACTGCTCCACGACGGCGGAGACGCCGAGGCCGTCGTCCCCGTCCTTGCCCGCCGCCCCGGGGGAGCCCGTGTCTCCCTTGGCGCCGGTGGCCCCCTGTATGCATGTGGGCTCTGAGTACGACGTGCCCGAAACCGTTGTGGTGGCCGTGCGCTGCCACACGTACCTCCCGGCAGTCCACGCCGGCGAGTCGGTGGCCCACCCGGTCACGGGGGCCGCGTCGGGGCTGTCGCCGAGGGCGTACTCCACGTCGACGCCCGAGATCGGGGCTTGAGACGCCGTGACGGCCACCATCTCGGACGGGTCCGACACGTTGTGCGCCGGCGAGCCGTCCTGCGCCCGGGCCGCGTCCTCGGCGGTCGCGAAGAAGGCGTACTGCATGCCCTCGTCGAGGCCGGTCACGGAGACGGACCCCGCCGAGGCGAGCTCTCCCACCTTGTGGTCGGACCCCTTGTAGTGCGTCAGGAGGCTGATGTGGTCGAAGTCCGAGGGCACGCCGCCCTCGAGCGTGCCGTCCCACGAGACGACGGTGACGCCGCCCGAGGAGGACGCGGAGACGCCCGTGGGCCTGCCCGGGGCGGTGACGTCGCCGACCCACTGGGCCACGCCGACCGCGCCCCCCGTCTCGTCATTGCCCGCCCCGGAGCCTATCACGGTACGCGTGCCGTCGGCGTTGCGGTAAGAGGACGTCCCGTTGGTCACGGTCTGGGACCGCCTCGCCGCCCTCGCCGCCGCCATGGCTATCTGAGAGGCAACCGCGCGTTCGTCCGGTATGAGGTCGCGGTAGATCATCTTCGCTCCTTAGTAGAGGTCGCTCGCGAATGGCGCGAACTTGAGCGTCACGGTGGGGCCCTCGTCGCCCCTCATGCTCATGAGGCGCTGGACGTACACGCCGTCGGGCAGGGTCGGGAACCCGTCTATCGCGAGCTCGACCGTCTCGCCCGGCCACATGGAGCCCATGACCGGCACGGACGCGACGTTCACCTCGGCGGTTATCTGCATCCTCGGCCTGCCGTCGGCGGCCAGCCTCGCGTTGGCGTGCGACCTGAGCAATGGCAGGTTTTCGTCGTCGGTGAAGCCGGCGGCCTCCTCCACGAGCGGGTAGGGGTCCCGGAGCTCCTGCAGCGTGAGGTCCTCGGCGAGGTATCCCAGCTGCTCGTCCTCGCTCCCCGCGCCGTACGCGTAGACCCTGGAGACGGGCGGCAGGCTGTCGACCCTGATGTCGGATACGGTGCCCGGCCACGTGAGCCTGTGGACCGTGCCCTGCCCGAGGTACGGGCTCGCGTTCGAGCCGGCGAGCAGGCTCACCCTGACGTGCTGGCCGTCCGCGAGATAGGGGCGGAACGTGACGTCCGGGCCGCCCTCGACGTTGGCGATGTTCTCGAACAGGTCTGAGACGCTGTTGTTGGTGCAGGCGTAGCTGTGGTAGGTGCGCTCGTTGGGCCCGGCCTCGCCCGCGTACTGCCAGTCTATCGGCAGCGAGCCCCCCGGCTTGGCGCACGCGACCTGGCCCAGGGCGGACGCGATGGCGCGCAGGGACCTGCCCGAGTAGGACAGGTCCCCCCTGGTGGTGCCCCCGCTCCCCCTGCCGTAGACACCCTCCGGGACGGCTATGCGGCCGCCCATGAGCGACATGGGAGAGTCGAGGTCGAAGGACGTGTCCAGGGCGGTGTCGGACCGCTTGCCGATGGCCCCGAAGAGGACGGGGACGCCGAGCCTGTCGCCGTCCTCCTCAGTCCACCAGAACAGGCAGAGCGCCCTGCGCCCTGTGGACAGGACGCTCTGTCGCTCCATCGCGTCGTCCGCGGCCACGGCCGTCCACGGGACGGTGACGCTCGAGGCCTCGCCCTCCCCGGCCCCCTTGTCCTTCGTGGTCGCGAGCGCGGAGTCGCCGACCGACAGCTCCCAGGAGAACGAGGGTATGTCGATGGGGGACCTGATGAGCCCCGTCATGGTGTCGCACAGGTAGCAGCGCCACATCTAGGCCACCCCGCCGTCCTTGACGGTGAGGCGGACCCCGGGCCACCCGTTGCCGCCGGCCCCGGTGTAGCCGATGTTGCCCGACGGCTCCGAGGCCGAGCCCCACAGCCGCAGCTGGAGCGTGTGGGTGCCGGCCTCGATCTCGTAGGCGGTGTCCTCGAAGTAGTCGCACGTGAAGGCCCCGGAGCCCTGGAACCACGGGAACATCTTGCGGTACGTCCTCACGACGGCCCCGTCGAGCGTCCAGTCGACGTAGCCCGAGCCGGTCTGTCCCGAGCCCAGCCCCGACGGGCACCACGTGAGGCTCATGCCCACGTCTATGAGCCTGCGGGTGGGCACGAACAGGCTCCCGGTCAGCACCGTGCGGGGCGCGCCCGCCTGCACGATGACGTAGCCCCCGGTGTAGGTCTTGTCCAGCAGGAGGCCCATGGATCCGCCGTAGGGGATGGCGTAGTCGGGCGTCGCGAGCGAGGTCGCCGCGTTCGTCGCGGTGGCGCCGGCCGGCATGCGCATGACCGCCACCGCCACTGACCCCGCCGGCGCGGAGGGCCGCACCGGGCTCGCGGAGGGCGTCCCCTGCACGACCCCCGCCACGACCTGGTTGTCCGCGTCTCCCTGGGAGGGGTCGTTGGCCTTGAGGTACACCACGTCTATGCGCGGGTTCGAGGGGTCGCCCGTGCCGACCGCCGCCGTCGTACCGCCCTGCCAGTAGGCCTCCGTGCAGCCGTCCGCCGTGGAGCGCGACGTGACCGCCACGCCCGCCGCGAGCTGGTAGCGCAGGTCGGAGCGGCCCGAGCACTTGAGCCCCGTGACTATGCCCGTCGACGCCCAGCGGGCCTGGATGATCTTGCGCAGCTGCAGCGGGTCCGTGCCCACCCCCGCCGAGTCCTGCGCGATGCCTAGTGCCGTTGCCATGTGGCCTCCTTAGATGTAGGTGTCCCGGGAGCTGATCTCCACCCAGCCGCTCCCGGCCGACTGAAGCGACGCCGCGACCGACGAGCCCGGCTCGATCTCCGGGAAGCCCCGCGCGCTCAGGCGCTGCGAGACGTCGAGGCCTCCGATGGTGGCCCGCCTCTCGCGGCAGTCCAGCACGAGGGGCACGCCCCCGACGTAGCCGTCGTACTGGACGGTCCGGGTGCCCGCGTCTCCCGTGAAGTCCAGGCGGACCCCGCTGAAGGCCCCGCTCACCGTTATCACCGGGTAGGCCCGCGCCGCCCCCTCGTTGGCGATGGTGCCGAAGTTGCGCAGCTCCGCCGCCGCCTCGCCGAAGTCGAGCGCGTACACGAGGCCCGCCGACGCAGCCCCGAAGGACAGGCCTCCCATGCTCGTGGAGCTGGGCGGGTACAGGTAGGCGAGGTGCTCGGACGTCGACAGCCTGCGCGGGTCCGGGCACGTGAGCGTCAGCGTGACGCCCTGGTGCGACCCCGTGAGCGGACCCGCCTCGTCCGTGACGGTGGCGAGCCCGGTGACGTAGGTGTCCGACGGGCCGTCCACGACCCGAAGCCTGACCTGCCTGTGCGCCAGCGCGAGCAGGTCGCGCATCTGCGCCACCTGCTCGCTGCGGTCCCCCACCGCCCACATCTGGAGCTCCACGGTGCGGGCCGCGTAGAGGACGCTGGGATTCGGCACGTCGAAGGCGCCGTCCCCCGCCTTGCGCTCGGTCATCTGCCACTTGGAGTCCGGGGTGCCCCACCAGCCGCTCAGCTTGACTCCCGAGGTGCCGGCCTGCGGGCCTCCCCCGTCCACGCGCAAGGTGCCGAGGTCGGACCCTATCTCCGCGCGCCAGCTCACAGCATCGCCCTCCTCGCGTTGGCGTACATGATGGGAGCGGCCGCGTACAGGTCGGAGTCCGCTCGCACGACCTTCGTGCTGAAGTTCTGCACGACGCTCGCCGGCCGCGTGCCCGCCTTCGTCGAGTCAAGTGAGGCGGCGCGCGCGACGAGCGCCATGTTGTAGTCGTTGGCCCCCGAGCCGAGGTCCTTGGAGAAGCTGTCCCACGGCCCCATGTCGGGCTTGACGCCGATGCCTATCTCGGACAGGGAGCCGTTCACGTAGTCGATGGCGTCCTCGACGCCGTCCCTGAAGCCGCCGAGCAGGCCGTCCCTCAGCGACTGCATGATGGACTTGCCGGCGGGCCGCAGCATGACCGCGTCGTAGGCGGGCGGGCCCTTGTGCTCGATGATCCAGTCCCCAATCCCGCCCACGAAGTCCGTCACGGAGCCCCACATGGACTTCAGGCCGTCGAGGAACGACGAGATGATGCCCGCGCCGGCGCTGTAGAGCTGCCCCGCGATGCCGCCTATGGCACCCATGATCTGCCCCGGGAGGCCCGTGAACCAGCTCACGACGCCGCTCACTCCCGCACTCACCGCGTTGCCGATGCCGTCCCACGCCGCCTGGAGGACCGAGGTCACAGCCCCCCATGCGCCCTCCCACACGGCCTGGATGGTCCCCAGCATCCCCGAGATGAAGCCGGAGATTGCCCCGCCGACGCCGGAGATGATGCCCATGATGCCGTTGAAGATGGAGTCAGTGATGGTCTGCAAGCCGCTGAAGACCTGCGTCCAGTCGCCGTTGATGAGGCCCAGCACCACCGTGATGATGCCCTGGATGACCCCCATCACGGTCGAGATGACGGAGCTTATGACCGTCATGACGCCCTCGACCGTCTGCTGGATGGAGGGCCAGACCGTCGAGAAGATTCCGGCTATGGTCGTCAT